TGGAGATTGTGAGTCATCAGATACAGGATAAGAACCACCAACACGAAGTTGTCGTTCTATTCTATCTATCTGTTGGAAAATTTGATAAGGAACATTTGATGCAGGTTTGCTAACTTGTGTACCTGGTGCTAAATAGTTTACAGCGAATCTACCTTTACGATATTGTCCTGATTCTATTTCACCAGAAATGTTTGTTTCTGTAAATACTGCATCTTCCATTGCTATTATTGACATCACATTAATCTTTGCCATTGAAGCCATAAGACCTATGATTTGGTCATACTGTCCTTGCAATCTATCAAATGCAAATTTCTTTCCAATGACAAATGCTGGACCACTATCAAGTGGGTTAGGTATGAAGTCAAGAATAGTTCCTGAAGTCATATGGAAAATATAAGTTCCTTCTAAGTTGTAATACTCTGCAATTAAATCGCCATCTCCATTTGAGTTAGCCCAAGAACCATTGTATTGGTCTGTGTAAGCAGAAGCGTAAGCATTACCTACACCAAGAATGTTTGTTTGGTAAGCATCTTTTTCTTTTTTCATAATCTTATCTTTTGCTTCAGGATAAGTTCTTGCTAATGCTTCTTTAGGAACTCTACGAATAATTGCCATTTCTTTTGGTTGTTGGTCTGCACCAAAATAACCAGGAAAACAATTGTAAGGGTCACGAAGTTCAGCTATTGGATATGGAGTACCATTAGCATCTTTCTTTTCTCTAATAACCCATACAGCAAAACCATAACCAGGTAGCCATCTACCTACTTGTGGCATTTGTAAATCTAATTTTTGTACTTCATCATAGGCATTAACAATACGAGCAATCTTCTCTGCTTTCATTCTTGCTCTATCAGAGTCTTTGCCATTAGGTACATCTACTTTTAAGTTTGGAATACGACCTATCTTTTGTGCTAAGTGTTCAAGTCCTGACATCATCAAGTTAGGTACAGGGATTTGCCAATCTTGAAATCCTCTAAGTTGATCGCCAAGTAAAGCCATAATACCATCAGGTCCACCATTCATAATTGCACGAATACGACCTCTAGTTGTATAAGCACTATTGTTATCAAAGTGCAACTGTGTAATAGCGTATTGTATTTCTTCTGGTGTCATCTTATCCCCAAGGGCTTTCGTTCATATCGCTTAAATTCCATTCTCCAAAACTTGGCTTATAATCTAATCCTACCTCAGCTAATCGTTCTTTTTGCAATCTTCTAATAACTTTCATTGGAAACCAAGAAGCCATCACAACATCACTCTTGTTATTTCTACCAGATTGCTTATTAGCACCTGTTGAGAAATAAATTAATTGCCTACGATATATATTACTCTTAGTTTCGCTTTCTGCACTACCATATGGCAAACTAATTAATTCTTGTTTAAATAATTCTCTCATACTTCCTACACCAAAGATAGGATCAAATTTATTTTTTTGTGTCTGATGTCCTTCTAAGTAAATACCCATTCTTGCACAATACTCTTTTAATTCTTTGTCTTGTCTAATTGCTCTCTGAAAACCATTTTCCTCTATAACCCAATGTGCAAGATTATATTTCTCATACCATTTTTTTATTGTTTCTTTAGCTTGTATAATGCCACCACCTTGTTCATTCTCTATATCTACCATATAAAGTTTTCCTGTGTCAGAGTTTACTGCCCATAAGAAACAAGCCTGAAATCCTGTTGAAGCTGGGTCAAGTCCTGCAATAAGTCTTGTACCTGCTGGTATGTGTCCTATAGTTCTATTAACATCTCTACACATATCTACTTCTTCTACATCAAACATTGTTATACCTTCAACAAATGCTTTGTTTAAATACACCATTTCAAAGATAGCTTTACCACCTGTTGTTTCAGCAGCTTGTAAACGAGATAACAACCATTTATAACTTCTCTTACTTGCCCATAACATACAGTCAGTATGTAACTCAATATCATTTTCTGGTAACACACATTCTGTACTATGTGCTTCTTCTACTATTGTGGTCATCTGTGGGTTCTCTAAAAGAAAGTTATATAAATCTTCTGGATGCTGTCTTGAACCAATAACAACAATAGCTGTATGTTCCTCTTTACGAGATGACAAAGTAGTTGTCCACCATTGTCTAGTCTGTTCTCTTGCACTAGGTTGTACAGTTGTGCCGTGGTCCTCAATGTCATCTGCAATAATCAAATCACAATCTCTTGATAATATCTTTCCACCTTTACCTACAGCAACCATAGTTGGAGATTTAATACCTGTTACAGTTCTAGTAGCAATAGTAAATTGTCCTGATGTCCAAGACTTACCACTTCTGTTTTTTGGTTTAAATGTTTGTCCTGGTCCACAAAAATCCTCTATAAGTTTTTCATTATGTTCTAAATGATCAACTACAGCACCTACAGCATTCTTAGCTATCTCCTCATTACCACCAACCCACATAATTCTTATGTTTGGATTTCTACAAATCTGCCATACAGCAAAGTGTGTCAATAAGTCTGTCTTGCCGTGTCGTGGTGGAGAAAGTATCATTTGTTCGCCACCTTCATCTATTGCTTGTAAAATGCTAGTAATCCATTTCTTGTGAAAATCTGCTGTTTCGTAAGGTTGTCCTGTTTCTGTTTGAAAGTATCTATCTCTAAAATCTTCAAATTTTTCTAAAGCTATAATTGCTTCTTTAGGGGTTGCCCAAGTCTTTTGTTTTTCTAAGTTATCTTTATCTACAAGATATGCTTCGTGCATTTTACTAACAAGTGATTTAGTTACGCCAAGAATACCTGCTACATCAACTTGTGTAATTAATTTTTTCTCTACAGCTTGTGCGTAATCTCTAACATACTCCTCATAGTATTCACCACGAATAACTGTCATTTGAGTTGTAAAGTCTGTGCGTTTCTTTTCTTTAACTCTTTTGTGTTGTGCTTTACGAGAACATTGAACTGTACAGTAACGCTTATTATTATGTTTAGCTATAAATCTTTTTTCACAGCCTGGATTGGCACAAATTTTTCTTTCTGCCATTATTTTTTTATTTTCTTAATCTTGCCATTCTCTGTTCTTGCAAACTTGTGCGTTTTTGTTTCTCTGATAAGAGTGCCAGAATATCTTTTGCCACCCCACATCCAACTTACTTTTGCCATTATGTTTTCTTAAATCCTTTTGTTGCGTAATATAATCTTACTTGTTTTGCTGTGTACTTTCTACCACTTGGCGAATAATAATATTTACCTCGTTTTTCAAATGGCATAACTTACCACATCTTGCAAGACCAATATCTTGCACTTGTTTTATCTTTAGCTGTTGAACATTTATGTCTAGCACGAAATGAAGCCCTAGCTTTTGGATTATCTTTTCTTATTTCCATATTGGGATCACCAAACATAATCTTTTTAACTTTGCCACCTGACATCACAAAGACTTTAAATTTTTTTCTACCATATCCTGGTTCGCCTTTTTGAATCCTAGATGGACTATCTAGTTTGACTTTCATTCCACGCCATTCAGCCATTATTTTTTATTCTTCCTGCTTTTATTTTTCTTCATAGCTTTTTTGTATGAATATCCTTTACCTGGCATTATCTCTCCTATACTATAACTTAATGAGTGATTACATAAAAGGAAATAAATATCCTAATTACAAACCCTCTACTACATATAGTAGTGGTAGAGTTTGTATTGACAAGAACTGTTCTACAGTTATTTCAAAATATAATAAATTCAAATATTGTAATAATCATAGACCAAAAACATTTCCTAGAATAAAAGGTCGTAATGCTCCTGATAATTTACAAGACCCTATTGATTATTAAGTAAATTTAATAAATAATCTGATAGTGATTGTGCATTAGAAAATTCATATAAAGAATAATCTTTACCTACTTGTAAACCCTCAAAATCTTTTAATCTTTTGTTTAATTCATCTAAACTAAAATAAATTTCTTTCCTAAGTCCAAATTGACTTATCATCCAACATTTACCCAATGTGTGTCCTTTCTATATTTTTACCTTGTTGTAATATCATTTTTGCTAAAGAGTTATAACACATATCATACATAGCTGTAGTTTTGTGTCCATCCTCTACCATTTCAAATTCTATCTGTATTCCATTTTCATTAGCCTTTATATAATAATTATTGTAATGACCTTCGTGTGGTTCAAAACCTACTTTAATAATTGCTTCTTTAATTTCTTCTTCTAAATCACTAGATGTAATATTTCTAAATTGATTACTAGCCCATCCTTGTATTTCGTAAATTTCTGTCATACTTCTCCTTTTGATTTACCTTACACAAATAACAACAAATGTCAATCATTCAAATAACAAGAGTCGTTAAAAAATTTTTTTTAATTCTGTTTCCATTCTTTCTGCTTCTTGTTCAAATTCTAAATCTTCTTCAGGTTCATCAGTAACATCAATATTATTGTGATAGGTTCTATTATGTTTAATTTTTACTGTGCCAGTAACAAATTGATAGATGTGCCATAATTCGTGAAGTAATGTATCAATATATTTTTTGTTATTTATATTTTTATCTATATAAACAGTAAAAGACCTAGGTCTGTAATTGTGGTCATCAATATATAATTCACCCCAGTTATCTTGTAATTGTTTTCGTTTTACAATTATTTTTATTTTGTATTTAGGTAAATACTGTTGTAAAAATTTATTTATTATTTTTTTATTCTTCTTCACACCAACACATTGTTGTTTGCGTAACCATATCTACTATACTCGAATAACACCATACACAAAAAGCAACAGGTGTAATTCCAAACTTTCCTTGTATATCTCCTGCTTGTAAATCTATTTCAGATTGACAAATACTACATTGGTCCATTACTTAACTAACTCTGGTAATCCATTTTCATTACAAGTATGACACAAACCGTTAATTAAAGAATCCTCATAAAAAGGTTGTAGGCATTGCTCACAATCTTGTACAAATATATCAGACATACTTTCCTTTCTTTTCAAATAAAGTTTACCATAACCCTAGACTAGCCAGGGTTAGAAAGGGGCATCTTTTTGAATAAAGACAATCAACGAGGTGTTGATACTTTTAGCATAACACATCTTTTTTATATAGATAACAAAAAAGCCAGAAATTAATCTGGCTCATTTGTTCGTACAGTCTGTCCATTTACTGTTCTATGAAAGATATGAAATATCAACTTATGTCACAATGAACACATTATCTAATGACTTCAAGCCTCATATTTTATATCTTGCTTGTTGTTTCCAACACACAATCCTTAAGACTTTCTTAAGGTACTTGCATTATATCGTGACTGTGATACTATGCAAATAGAAATAAACTTTTTGAGTAAATTGTTACAAGTAAAGTTGGCATCGGGAGTCAGAAAGCTGGGGATACTTAAAGTATACTGTAGGAACGCAAACCCAGTACTCAAGGACAAAAGAAAGAAAAGTTTTATAGCACAAAATAGCTTATAAAGCATATAGCCCGCTACACCTTAAATCACCCCCTAATCTAATCTGTACATTATGAAATGTACAGAGTGTAAAGAAACACTTAAACAGATTAATAACAATAGGTATTATTGTGTAAGCAGTTTATCTAAATGTAGTCAATCAACAAAGATTATTACTAAAAATTAGTTAAACAATTGTATAACCTATTGTTCATTTACTAGCTTGTGTAACTTAATAATTAAGTGGTGACATATAAGTAACACACACCCTCAAATTGACATATGCATTTAGTTATTCGAACATTTGTTCGACTATACAGACCATACTATATATAGTGCCACTATATGTAGTGGTATTGTAGAGATATACTATATATAGTGTAGGTGATGTGGGATACTAGATGTAGTTTGACAAGCACCCCATACCATATTTAGTATTAGTTTCTGCACACACAAGATATAGTATCCCCCTAAAAATATACATTGAATGTATAAAAATAATCTAAATATTTTGTAAATTGACTTGACAAATAATTACTTTATGGTATAGTTATATTGTTAAGTTAATCCGATGATAAATGTAGGACAATGACTAAACAAAAAAAAGGTCAAAGAGATTTGACAAAAAACAAAAATCTGCTAAGATTAAAAACATAGAAAGAAAGAGGCGTCAGAGAAGACCAAAAAATCAAAGACAAATGAATATTAGGCAAACCTTGAGAGAATTGGCGAGGTGGTTGACCAAGAACCTCTAAGTAGAGGGTGGGGCAAAAACGAAGTAAAGACCCCGAAACTTGGGACTCTAGCGGATAACGGTTAACACTGAAACGAAACTAGATGAACAGAGACAGTCAGACAAAGTCAAACTCACAGACAACCTGCTCGGAAACGCCAACAAAGATACTCGGGGACTGTAACAAGTAATAAGAGCGAGGAGCCGTAATAAGCCCGACCTAATATTCCAAACAAATACCCCCTTAAAACAGGTCAGACACTTTAAGAAAGTAGGCAAAATGTATAAGGATACACTAGAACATAAAATAGTAAACTTCGGAAGTTACGGGGATTACTCAAGCAATAATTATGGAGTAAATGCTTTAATGTTTACAGATGTAAACAATGTAGATTATTACTTCAGTTATAAAACCCTTGTAGCATTTAACCATAAATCAACTGGTTTAGTTATCAGAGAAAATTTATGGGGAAACACAACAGGAAAACACCTTAATTGGATAGACAACGACAAATCAAAAAGAGTTGATACACCAACCTTTTATGAGAAGTTAGACGAGTTAAAAAGTAATTTAGTAATTAACATACCAACAATATAAAAACAGGTTTGACCTGTTTTAAGAGGGTATAAACTCTCTAAGAGAAAAGGGGTAATAATGAAAACTTATAAAATAGTTAGAACATTAGAAGAAGTAGGATATGTTAGAGCAAGTTCAGAAGAAGTTGCATATAGAATAGCAGATGAACAAGCTATCAATGATATAACTTTTACTGCACAACCATTTGGATATCAAGTAAGTTCAATATCATTTGAAGTATCAGAAAGCGATAAGGTGCTAACAAATAAAAATTATAGAAAGTAATTATCTAACTAGCTATCTTCACCGGTAGCTAGATAGATACTTATAGTATCAGAAAAGGGGTAATTAATGGATAAAACACAAGTTGATAAAATTTGGGAAGACGCAAAAACAGGTGTCTTACAATGTCCTAAATGTAACGAAGATATTTGTTATGAATGGGAAGAACACACAATTAAAGATTACGATTGTGAAGAGTGCGCATTATTTCAACCTAACGACATAGTAGAATACGGAACTTGCTTCAGATGTTCTCTAGATGAGGAAGAATAAT